GTCCTTGATGGTGATCTTGCGACCATTGATGAATGAGGCGTCGTCGCGAACGATTGCTTCTGATGAAACTGAAAACTTGGTCATGGGAATCTCCGTGGTTATGGGCGGGGCCAAAGCCCCGCCTCGTTTCTAGTGTCGATCAAGACTCAGCTTGAATTTTTGCTAACACCCATTTGGCAAGATCGTAGGTCTTTGCCTCGTTACAATTCACTGATGTCCTGTGACGATGGTCGCGCTTCACTGCGTTTGCGAGGTGTTCAGCCACCTCAATTGCGCTCATTTGTCTAAGGGCATCGCATGTCGGCGTGTCGAGTGATGGATATTTAACTGTCATTTCATTCTCCGTGGTTTCACTATTGATGATGCAAAGACTCTACCATGCGGTGTTTACTATTGTCAACAGTATAAATAGCACTTTATGCCGCCTTGTCAGATCTTGGTTTGCAGTTGTAGCCCAGCGATGAAATCATCGCGGATGCTTTTTAGCACCTCTGCCAATTTGTCGGAGAGCTTGTCTGGGTGATGGATGAGCGGCGCAAAATCAAACGGGTGTTCATGCGTCTGATTGTTTAAAACGCAATACAGATTCCATTTGCCGCCATTGTTGCTGATCTTCCATTCGGTTTGCTTGTCGCCGTAGTAGACCGACAAAAGCCCTTGGCCTGTTTGCTTCACTGTGTATTTCATTTCCTATCTCCTTTCGATGGCGGGGCCGTTAGGCCACCGCCGAATTGTTAACAAGCAGGCCAAGTTCGTTCTTGCGGTTGGCCTCGTTCCAAGCGCGAATGCGGTGTGGCATATAGTAGTTGCCCCCAACCTTGATGCGTTTGGTCTTTCCGCAGTCAATCGCCTCAACAGTATCAGGCCGACCTGTCCAGTCGTCACACCACACAGCGCTCATGTTTCCCGACAGCCGATGGCGGCGATACTTTTGTTTGCCGTCCTTGCCGATGCTGGGCATGAAGCCGATAGTCTCAACAACGTCACCAACTTTAAAATTGTGTTCCATTTTTTGTTTCTCCGTGGTTTGGGGCGGGGCCGTTAAGCCGCCGCCTTTGTTTTGACCAGTGTGCGCTGGTGTCTGAATGTCCTTACATCTTAATGCAGGGGTTACTATTGTCAACAACAAAAACAACATCAAAGTCATTTTTCTCGCATATTGTTATATGGCTTGACTTAGCGTATGCTTTTTCAAACTAGGAGTAGCTATGCCAATTCCAAAGCCTAGCGCTGGCGAGAGCGAATCGGATTTCATGGAGCGGTGCATGGACAGTGACACCATGCAAGCTGAGTATTCCCAACGCGACCAGAGGGTTGCTGTTTGTCTTAGCAGTTTCCGCGATGGTAACAAGGGGACTCAAATGAACGAGATCAGTGAGATTGAGACTGAAGACGCGCAAGTAGAGGTGAAATTTCAGACTGGGACGCTTGATCTGGCCGCAGATTTTGAATTGAAGGCTTATCATGACGATGACGACGATGAGAAAAAAGGCCAGTTTGAAGGTTACGCCAGCGTTTTCGGCAATAAAGACTTGGGCAACGATGTGGTTGTGCAAGGCGCATTTGAAAAATCACTGAGAAACAAAGACCCCAAGCGGGTCAAAATGCTATTCCAGCATGACACCAAGACTCCTATCGGCATTTACACCGACATCCGTGAAGATAGAAAAGGTCTTTATGTAAAGGGCCAACTTGCCATGCAGACCCAGAAAGGTCGCGAGGTTTATGAGCTTATGAAGATGGGCGCTATCGATGGCTTATCAGTGGGCTATCGGGTAGACGCCAAGGGATATTCTTACGATGAGCGCGGCAAAAAGCGTTTGTTGAAAGATGTTGATCTTATGGAGATCAGCGCGGTTACCTTTCCGATGAATCCCAGAGCAAGAATACGCTCTGTCAAATCAGAGGATAGGACGGTTCGTGAGTGGGAAGCATTCTTTCGGGATGAAGGCGGTTTATCACGCACAGAATCAAAAGTAGCGGCAGGGGCCGTGGCAAAGGCTTTAGACCAGCGAGAGGTTGGCGATGAGCAGACAGGGGTGATGGATTCCATCACCAAACTCACCAACATCCTAAAAGGAGACTGATGATGTCTGAGGATATCAAAACGGCAGTCGAGGGCATGGCTACGGCTTTTGAGGAATTCAAAGCCACCAATGATGCTCGTCTGGCTGAAATCGAGAAGAAGGGTTCGTCTGACCCGCTGGTCGATGAGAAGCTGAAAAATATTGAAGCTGATCTTGACCGCTTTGAAGACATTAACCAGAAGCTGACACTTGCACAGCAAGAACAAAAGGGATTTAGCGAAAAGCTAGAGAACATGGAAGCGCTCTTGAAGCGGCCAGAGGTCAGCATGGAAACCAACCAAGTTGATGTGGCTGTCAAGGCGTTTGACAAATGGCTACGCAAAGACAAGCAAGGGCTTGAGCCAGAAGAGATCAAGGCTCTGACGGTTTCGGATGATACCCAAGCTGGTTTCCTTGCGCCGCCAGAATATGTCAACGAACTGATCAAGACGCTGACTGAAATCTCGCCAATGCGTACCATTGCGCGGGTTCGTCAGACCAGCCAGAAATCGGTTCAGATGCCATCTCGCACCGCGACCTTCTCTGCCGCATGGGTTGCAGAACAAGGCACACGGTCAGAGACAACTGGCTACACCACTCAGTTGGAAGAGATTCCAACCCATGAGCAATATGCTTTGGTGGATATCTCTAACCAGATGCTTGAAGATTCTGTCTTCAACCTTGAGGCAGAAATGCAGGAAGAGTTTTCAACTCAGTTTGCCAAGAACGAGGGCAATGCCTTCATCTCTGGTGATTCAGTTGGAAAGCCAGAAGGCATTCTGACCAACTCCAGCGTTGGGACGACCAACTCTGGTTCTGGCACTGCCCTAACTGGCGACGGCCTGATCGATCTGGTTCACGCTGTGAAAACTCCATATGGGGCTAATGGAACATTTATTTTCAACCGCACAACTCTCGCCGCGATCCGTGGCCTGAAAGATGGCGGGGGTCAGTATATTTTCCAAGCTGGCATGATGCTCACGGCTGGAGTGCCGAACACCATTCTGGGATATCCCTATGTGGAAATGCCAGACATGCCTGATGTGGCTGGCTCTGCCAAGCCCGTTGCGTTTGGTGATTTCGCCCGTGGATATATGATCGTGGACAGAGTGTCCCTTTCGGTCATGCGTGATCCATTCACACAGGCAACGTCAGGCAATGTTCGCTACGTTGCGCGTTCAAGGGTCGGCGGTCAGGTGGTTCTGGCTGAAGCTCTGAGAACTCAAACCATCAGTGCATAGGGGGCTGACATGAAAGACCTTTCTAACTCAATCGCAACCGCCCTATCTCACAAGAGTGCTGTAACCACAGCCGCTTCCAACGGCACAGGCGTTGACCTTCAGGGCTATGAAGGCGCAACGGTTCTTGTCACCATTGGCGCGGAAGGGGACACCCTGTCTGGCTCAGTTTTCTTTGAGATTGGGCTGGAGCATTCTGATGATGACTCAACCTATACCGATGCGGTTCAGGCTGACATCGTTGACGGCACGATTGCCGCTGACGGCGTTTTCTTGAAAATCGACGGGACAGGCACCGCTGGCACGGGCGGTAATCCTGACTCGACGGGCGCAACCTATCGGGTTGGTTATCGGGGTGGCAAGCGGTACATCCGCACCACCATTGCCAAGACAGGTACGCACTCTAACGGTACACCGCTGGGAACAACGGTGATCAAGAGCCATGCCCGTCACACTGGCGACAATGCGTTCACGGCGCATAACGCCTAAACAATAGGGGGGCAGGGATGACCTTGCCCCCTTTCTTTAATCGGAGAGCTAGATGGCTATAAGAATGATCAGACCAGCCGTTGGCGTGGCAAACGGTTTGGGATCAGTTACCAGAACATATTCAGAAGGCGAGGAGCTTTCTGACACCCATGATTGGGAAAAGGCCCGTAACGCCGATTTCATGGCGCGTGGGCTTGCTGAAGAAACCAAGGTGGTTGAACCTACAGAAACCAAGGCAGATGCCCCCCAGAGGGCCAGAAACGACGATGGCACCCTTAAAGCCGATGACCCAAACACGCCAGAGGTGAATGAGGCGTGGGAAGGTGGACAAGCCCCGAAAAAGCGTGGGCGTCCCAAAAAATCGTCTTAGCTTAGAGGCATGGTCAGATGACGGCAGGGAATTTCAGCCTAACAATTGAGCAAGGCGCAACCTTTTCGCTTGTCATCACCTACAAGGATTCCGCTGGCAGTGCCATCAACCTGACAGGTTTCACCGCAAGAATGTCACTGCGAACATTCATTGAAGACGCCTCTGCTATTCTTTCATTGACAACAGAGAATGGCCGCATCGCTTTGGGTGGTGGGGCAGGCACAGTCACGCTTACAGTATCAGCATCAGACACAGCCGCGCTGACCGCTGGCAACGGCGTCTATGATCTGGAACTTATTTCATCGGGCGGCGTGGTCACTCGTCTGATTGAGGGAAGCTATAGCATTGTCAGAGAGGTGACACGATGAACGATGTTACCGTTACGGATTCCGTCACAAGCGTAGTTGTTGAAACTGGCAACGTCGTCGAGATATCCGAAACCAATAATCAGGTCACCATAGCCGACAAGACAAATTTGACTGTCACACAGACAACCAACTCTGTATCCATTCAAAACGTAGAGAACAAAGTTGAGGTGTTGTCTACCGCTATAGAGGTGGTATCAGTCGGCACACAAGGCCCACAGGGGCCATCTGGGACAAGCACCATAGGTGGTAAGGCCGTACCGACCACAGCGCCGTCAGACGGCGATTTGATAGCTTTTGACAGCGCAAGCGATGAGTTTGTTTACACCTTAGAAATTGACGCGGGGACATACTGATGGCCAACACAATCAAGATCAAACGCAACACCTCAGACTCTGATGCACCAACCACATCCAATATAGCGCAGGGTGAACTGGCGTTCACAGAAGCAACGCAGATTCTTTTCTACCGCGATAATTCAGACAACATTAGAAAGATTGGCGGTGAGGGTGCGTTTCTCAGGAGCGATACAGATGACACGATGTCAGGGAATCTTACTGTCACAGGCAATCTGACAATTGAAGGCACAACCACCACTGTTGATTCCACAACAGTTTCAATTGCTGACCCACTATTCAAGTTGGCGAAGGACAGTACAAATGATTCCGCTGACCTTGGCTTTTATGGAAAATATGTAGAATCAGGCACCACCAAGTTCGCGGGTTTTGCAAGGGATGCAGATGATTCAGGCAAGTTTATCTTGTTTGATGGGCTGCAAACGGAACCAACATCTACTGTCAATAAGAGCGCGACAGGTTTCACAAAGCAAACTCTGTTAGCAAATATTGAAGGAAACCTAGCAGGCTCACCGCAGATCACATCACCGACCATTGTGACGCAACTGGATATGAATGGCACAGAGCTAATTCTTGATGCTGATGGTGATACCTCAATCACGGCTGACTCAGATGATCAAATTGATTTCAAAGTAGGCGGCGGCGATGAGCTTGTTCTGACCTCTGGCACATTGAGGCCAGCGGCAGATGCTGGATTAGACTTAGGCACCAGCATCAAACGATACTCAACTGCGTACTTTGATGCCGTTGAAACCACCAACAACGTGGCTGGCTCAACCCTACAATCCACAGTTTCAACTGGCACGGCCCCCTTGACCGTCGCCTCAACAACAACAGTAGCTAATTTGAGCGCGGCAACGCTAGACGGCAAATCACCGCCAAGTGGGACGATTGTAGGAACAAGCGATAGCCAGACTCTCAGCAACAAAACGCTTACCTTGCCGCAAATCAATGACACAAGTGCTGATCACCAATATGTGTTTGCAGTTTCAGAATTAGCGGCTGACAGGACGGTCACCCTGCCGCTGTTGGCAGGTAATGATACCTTTGTGTTTGCAGATCATACTCAAACGCTGGACAACAAGACGATTGATGGCGGCACATTCTGATGGAAGTGAGCATTGCTGAATTCCAAGTTAAAGCGCATGAGGATTACCTTGGGGAGCTTTTAGGCAAGTATCTTGAAGCCAAGACCGCTGTGATGGTTTTGAAAGCACAGAACCAACAATACGAGGAAGCACTTGCTGGGTTCGAGTCAGCCAAAGAGCAAATCAAGGATGTGCAAAAACAACTGCAAGCAATGAAATCAAACAAGGATGCCTTTGAAGAGCAGAACACAACTCTAAGCGAAGATTGCCAAACTTTAAAAAGCGATTTAGCAAATCTCAAAACAGCCTTGCAGATGGAGCGTGAAAACTCCTTGATGTGGAAAGAAAAGTGCGAGGCATTACAGGCTAAAAAACGGCCTAGAGGTAGACCGCGCAAAAAGTAGGGGAGCATTTTGGCAAACACCATAAAGATAAAACGCTCCTCAACTGGTTCTGATACACCATCCGCAAGTGATCTGGCCGTTGGCGAACTGGCAGTCAATACGGCTGACGCAAAGCTATTCACCAAACATACTGACGGATCAATCGTTGAGCTTACTGGCGGCGGTAGCGGGTCTGGAGACATTACTGCGGTCACTGCGGGAACAGGGCTAACAGGTGGCGGGACAAGCGGTGACGTTACGGTCAATGTTGATACTGGCATTGCGAATGGGAAAATACCCGTTTTCACAAGCGGTGCCGCGGATGATGATTTCCTCAGAATTGACGGCACATCAATTGAAGGCCGCTCCGCTACTCAGGTTCTGTCTGACATAGGGGCTATCACAGCCAGTTCTTCAGACACCCTTACCAATAAAACCATAGACGCCTCACAACTATCTGGAACGGTGGCTAACGCAAGATTAGACGCACAGCTTCAAGATGTTGCTGGCCTTGCCGTTACAGATGGCGGTTTCATTGTTGGTGACGGATCAAACTTTGTGCTGGAAAC